TATGCACCAAAGGCTGGCACTGTGCGTGTCCACAATGACTACGAGACATGGCAAGCAGTATCCCCAGCCCTAGGCGCAGCCGAAACAGAGACAATCAGCCGCCTCATTAAGAATCTAATTCTTGGTGGCGCAGGCGTGCCAGAGGGCTGGTTTGCAGATGGCGACTCAGCGAACCGCGCCACACTCGCAGCGCAGGGCGACCCGACCTACCGCATGCTCACAGCACGCCAGCGACTTGTTGGCTCAGTGTTTGAGGACATCGCCCAGTATGTGATCTCCAAGGCGATTTCAGCAGGGCGACTCTCCAAGGGCGTAGATCGCACAGTGACGGTGATCCTGCCAGATCCAAGCGTGGAAGACACCAAGGGAATTGCAGCCGCACTGCCACAACTGATGGGCGCGCTTGCAGCAGCCAAGGATGCCAAGTTTATTTCGGAAGATTCTGCACGAAAGGTCTTCCTCAGCATCACTGGACAGTTGGGCATTGAACTGGAGCCTGACAAGGAACTGGAGATGATTGAAGAGGAGGCTGAAAAGGCGGCTACAGAGGCGGAAAACAGCCAGCCAAGCCTAGCCACCATTTTCAATCAAACGCAGCCCCAGCAGGCTAAAAAGGGTGTGCCAGCGAAGCCAGCGCAGAACGACGGCTCGCCAGACGCAATGGAAAAGCCAGAAACACAGGAAACGCCAGAACCGCAAGGGGAGTAACCACCTTTGCCCAGCCAGACTGAAGACCAGCGCCAGAATTGGCAAACATCTAAGGCTCGCTCCCGATGGGCAGAGTCGCTTTTGCGTCGCGCACAGAATCAAATCACCCTTGAGTCGGATGCAGTCGCAAAGATCCAAACAGCCATCAATGCAGCGCAAACAGAGGTCGCAGCCATTCTGGTGGACATTCAAGCAAATCAAGCCCCTGAGTGGCGCGTTCGCCGCGCACAGCAGCAAATTGCAGCACTGGAGCGACTTGACGGTGAACTTCGCAGCAAACTGCTCACCATTGCGCGGGCGGCAGCAGAGGAAGTCAAGATTCTGTCCAAGGGCATGCCCCAGCAGCAAACCGACAAAATCAACGCAGAGGTCACAAAGGCAGTTTCCAAACTAACAAGGTCTACAAACTCCGCACGCCCAGAAATTGGTCGCAGCGCAGAGCAGGGTCGTGGGCTAGTTGCGATTGACGCTCGCTCAGTAGACATTGCCGTTTCGTTTGTGCCAGAACTGATCGCTGATCAGGTCGGAACGCTGAAGAAGGCTGTGCAGGCAGAAATCGTCAGGAACTCGTTGGCATTGACTACGCCAGCAGAGAGCATGGCACGGTTGACTTCTGTGGCAACGCCGATTGGCGCATTCCCTACTGCTGCGGTGCGAGCCGAAGCCATTGTGCGCACAGAATTTGGTCGCGTCAGCAACATCGCAGCCATGAGCGGCATTCAGGCGCTGGCAGCGAATCCTTATGGACTGTCGCGAGACCAGCGTTCCTACATGCTGGACGCAAACGGAGTCATGTACAAAGAGTGGATTGCGGTAGGCGACCACAGAACGCGACCAGAACACGCCGCGCTGGATGGAACGATTATCCCGATTAACGAATCGTTTATGGTTGGCGAGTACACAGCCCAGTTCCCGAAAGACCCAAGCCTCCCAGCCAAGCACGCAGTCAATTGCCGCTGCATGGTTGTTCCATCTTTCCCGCCAGAGATCGCAGATCGGCTTGGGGCAATGCCAGACGATGGAACATTCGGCGACATGCTTGCGATGATGCAGGATGGCGGCATGGTTGGAACGGCATCGGGTGGTGGTGGCGAAGCGTTTTCTTACGCAGACGATATTCCGCCAAACGGTTTTAGTTATGACATCGGCTACGACCCATCCGACGCTGCGCTAGAGACATTTTTTGTTAATCAGAACGCAACAACCCCAGCACTAAGCGGAGCGCCAGACCCTACAGCCCCGCAGCAGCCGATCACGGTGAGAAGTGGCGTAACGCCCCTTTCCGTCATTGCTGGCATTCAGCAGCAATTTGGTTTGAGCGGGAATGTGGTTGCAAGGTCGCGACCATCTAGCGTCCTGTCGTTCGTGCGGTTTGCCTCAAAGATTTTGAACACGGCAGAGCGCCAAGCACTGCTCAAGCCAGTTCCAAGCCTAGCAACGCACGACCCGCGCCTGTCTGTTGATGCTGCGGATTTCCAATTGTGGCTCGCCGAACAGCGCGGCGAAGGAAAGCGTAAAAAGCCACTCAAAAACAAGAAAAAGGTATTGATTGACCCAGAAGAGGTTGAGTTGGTTGAACTCCCTACGCCGCTGATTATTGCCACAGAAGGGTCTATTTCCAAGTTGACCGCAGAGCAGTTGCAGAAATTGGTTGCAACGGACAAAGATAATCGCGAAAGCCAGCGTGAGTATTGGAAGCAATTGCTGCTTACAGACGAAGGCGGGTTTGGCTTTGGCGCAAACAATAACCTGAAACCAAACTGGGGCGACGGCGACCTGCAACTTGACCGAAAAAAATGGAAGGCAATTCCAAAGGCTGTGCGCGCATCTATCGTTCGCGGCATCTTGATGGCTGACGCAAAAAGAATCGGATACAGAACGGCAAAACTTGTCTCTGACATTGTTTCAGACCTAGGCGACGCAGTGGACTCGCGGGGAGGAATGCTTAAGGAAAAGGCTGAGTGGCAAAGCAAGACGGTTCTGCTCAGAAACATGTTGGAACTAATCAACGCAGAGGCGGCGAGACTCAATATTGGCACGACACCATCAGACCAGACCATCACGGTTCGCATCGCAACACCAGATGAAGGTCAGGGATCTGGCTACACCACGCTCAACCCAGTCTCGCTTGCCCTGTACGGAACACGATTTGAAAAGTTCGCACGGTACATCCCCGTGCAGGACTTGGCGCTTCGCGTTGCCGACATGCACAAAGAGGTTGTGCTGAGGATTCAAGTTCCTACTGACCCAGCAGAAGTAACAGCGTTTTACGACGACATGGAAAAGGCAGGGGTAATCAGCATGGGGCAGGTGGATCGGGCTGCTGGAACGCTAAGACTTGGCGTAAGCGGCTACGACTTCCTAATGAACTACCTCAACCCAGATCGTCCACTCTTGCAGCCATCTGGCTTGATTACCAACGCACGCCCTGCGGAACTTTTTGTGCTGCCAAGGGCAAACAGAACCGACCTAGCGGGAGACATTTTCAACGAACAAGTTTGGTACACAAACGATAAGGGAGAACTCGTTTTTGACCTAAGCAGTTACATTGGCAACGAAGAGGCTCGCGCATTTATTCTTAAGCACAATGCCGACACGGGAGAGTCAATCATTGATGCCCAAAGAAACAAAGAGATTGAGGATCTTGTTGACCCAAGCGGTAAGCGCATTTTCCAGATGCACGACCTTGTTGATCCGCCAAGCCCACAGGTGGTTATTCCTGCTGACGGTAAGATCGTTGGAGTAGAGAATATCTTCAATTTCCTGCACAACAAAACAGGCATGTACGACACATCCCTGCTCAAAACGCACTACGCAATTGGCGGCTGGAGACTAGCGCGCAACGAGCCAGTGCCAATTCTGGTGTTGCCACAAGCAATTAACAGCAGGGAATCCGCTATTCCGTTCCTTGCTCACCTAGAAAAACTTCTTGCCTATCGTGTAGCCACTGGCGCAGAAGGCTCGCCATCTAAGTTCTTGCCTTTTGAGAGGCGCGCTGGACGGTACAAGCCTATGGAAAACATTGAACTAAACCTTCTTGGCGAACTCATTGAGAACGGCAAGGTCTCAGTACCAGCAGGAGAAGGGCAAGACCCGCTCGTAACTTGGGATACGCCGCCAGCATCCGTTGCGGATCTTGAGGCAAGACTCCCAGAATTGATTTTGATTGCCAACAAGAAGCGTCGCGGCGAGCAGTTGACCCCTGAAGAGCAGGAAACATATCAGCAAGCAACTGGAAGAATCGGAAGGGCTTCAGACGCAATCACGGAGGTTATTGAGTGGGCGACTGGGTACAACGATGTAGACAACACAGAGCGAAGCACGGTGGAAGTCGCTGCGCTGCACAAAAGGCTTACAAGCCTTGGTCTTGACCTTTCAGACGATTTTGGTTTGTGGCGCGCAGAAAAACTAAAAGGCACAGTGTTTGGAGAGATTGCGGAACGGATTATTGCTGCAAACCCGAACATTCCAAGAGATGTAATTCTTAGGCGGCTGTTTGGTATCAGGGGATTAAGCGGCGCTGGCATTTCAGAGTCGGAATATCAATACCAAAGGCTAGATGTGTTTGCAGAGCAAAACGGCGCTGATGCTGTTGACCTTATGCAGTTTGCGGAAGAGCGCGGAATTACTCCAGAGCAAGTCCTTGGAGAGCCGAGAGTTGCAATGCTAAGGAAACTGTACGAAGCAGACTTGCTCAAAGTTATGATCACGCGCAACACAACATCAAATGGTCTGCGTGACGGTCTTGGAAATAATGCGGTAGTAATTGTTCCAGAAAACTCTGGGATTCCACTGCCAATGTCAATGAGCAGGAAAATTCTTGTTCCAGCGCCCCTTGGTGAAGCGGGCGTAACCTACGACCAACTAACAAAGCGACCAATTGTGATGGTTGAAGACAAATTTGAATTCTACGATCCAAATGCAGCCATGGGATCAGGGGAAATTCTGATTCAGGATACCAGCCAGCCGTTTAGGGGGCTTGTTGAGGTAGATCTTTCTGGTGACGGAGGATTTAGGCAGTTTTTGCGTATCGCAGTCGGGAATCAGTTGCTTGGTCTTGCAAACACTGGTCTATTTAAGTCGGCGAGTTACAAAACTGACCAGCGCACTGCATCGCCACGAAATAGTGGCGGTCAACTTAATGTCACAAAAGATGTTGGCGCAGAAAGCCCCACACTTGGAGTCTTTAAACTTGCGCAGGCTGCAACAAGGGATGCGCGAAGGGCAGCATTGCGACTTGCTGACGGTGTTGGGCGAGATGCCCTGCACGACCCAATTCAGTTTGAGGATGTGTTGCGTGCTGTGGCAAAGGCGGCAGTGGAGCGCGGAGCAAACCCAAGCGACCCATTGATCGCAGCGTTTATTGCATTGCCAAGACTTCAAGACGGCGCAGAAGTTGGCGCTTCGGCATTCTGGTCTGATGTAAGAGGCTATAGCAGCACTGGCTTGCGATACAGAAACAACCCAGATCTTGACGGAAACCCGCATTACGCAAAGGTCACGGGCATCCTGCCACTGGCAAAGCGTGTCAGACCAGTTGAGGCGGTAGATTTGTCTGCTCTTGCGGCAGAATTGTTTCCTTTGCCAGACGCACCGCCCGCAGGCGAGCCACAAGGCGCTTGGATTAGTGCGCGAGCATCAGCGGTTGATAATCGCGCTGAATTTGTGCGCCGCATGTACAAAGACCCATCGTTTATTTTGCGCGCAATTTTGTCTCGCGCATACACAAAAGATCAGCAACGGGAATTGATGGGTTCGCTTGCGCCGCACGAAGGGCAGATGCTGGTGAAAGACGACGCTTGGGTTGACAAGCCAGTGGACATTGCTTGGTACGAACTTGAGGCAACGCTGCTAGAGATCCTTGCAGACGAAGCAGCAAAAAACGCGCCAGCAGGTCGCAGCGACGGAACGCTGTTTTCCGAAGACGCTTACGGCACGGTGAAACTTACCCCAGAACTCTGGGAGGCGACGCAACTTCTTGACGCATACGAGTGGGATCTTCGCGGGAACCCAGATGCTCAGGCGGCTTACGATATGGTGCTTGCTGCCGCAAAAACGCATGCAGAGGAGCGATCTGCGCTGATTTCAGCAAGGGTTGCGCCAATCGTTGAGGCGCTTGGCTACACTCGCGGAACCAAGGAATACGACGACCTAATTGATATTTACACTGCGCACGCGCTGTCAGAAATCAGAACTGGCACAGTAGTTGGCGGGGATGATCGTTCATCAGACATTTTTATTCCTGCAATTCTTGCAGGGATGAACAGCAAACTTGTGCGATTTGGCAAGCGCGGCATGAGCGACATCGCAGCCGAAGGCGCTGGCATGGCAATTGCTGCAAGGTTTAGGTCGCTGGCGCGACTAAGAAACCCAGAAAGCGACTACAGAGAGGCATCCCCGCTCACGCCGCAGAAACTGCGCCTTGTCGCAAAAGCAATGCGCGATCACTTAGTCAACCTGCAACTTGAGCGACAGTCTTTGACAAGAAAAGAAATCGTTGCTGTCCTTAACGAAAACAACGCTGCGCTGCTTGGCGGAAAAATCAAGGTCGCAGAGTGGGCTGCAAAAGCAAGAAAATTAATCCGCGATAAGCGATCAGCGATTGAGGCAGAGCGCCAGAGGCTTGCGCGAGCGGCGCGATCAAAGCCAGCAGTGGTGGTTTCAGAAGACTTGTACGAAAAGACACTAGAGGCTTTGGACAAGGATCTTGAGGCTGCGGTTAAGGCTATCCCAAAAAACAAATTCCTTGATGTCACGGATGCCCAAGTTCAAGCCGAAATTGAACAATACCGCGAGCGCCTTGACGACATCATGAAGGGCGTAGAGCAGACAATTATGGGCGTAACAACAACGGAACTTGACGCGCCAGATACCGCAAAGTCTCTTGGCAGCGGGAGCATTAACGAGCCATGGAAGGGAAAGTGGAAAGGTCATCCATTTATTATTAAATCCGTAGAAAAGATGTATCCAAAGCCAATCAGACGAGAATACGGCGATTTTAAACGCTCAGACCTTTGGGCTGAACCAGCGGCGCAAATTATTGACGAGTTGGGCGGTCTTTTTATTCGCAAAGCGCAAGCGTACATCAGAGATTTGCCGTATCTCAAAGACGCAAATGGCAACACTCTTGATGAAAGCGCGGCTTTGGTCATGGACTGGCTCACTGGGTACTCAGGATCGCACAGCGCGATGACCCGAAGCAAGTCGCCAGTCAATGCAGACCTAATGGGTCTCTTTGACACGCTAATCGGAAATCTTGACCGCCACGGTGGAAATTATCTATTTGCTCCTGTTCCAACAGCAAGGCAGCCAGTGTTTGACGATGAGGGATACCCAATTGATCCCGTAACTGGGCAAAAAACTGGAGAACGATGGGATGAATTCAAGATTGTGCCGATTGACAACGGGCTTGCGTTCCCAGATCCAGATGTGCATTTGGATGGTGGTCACTTCGTAAACTTGTCGCCATTTATGGCGCAGGTAAGAGGTGAGAAACTTACGCCGCGAGCAAGAGAGGTGCTTGTGCGCCTTTGGTCTAATAGAAGCGATTTGTATGTGCGACTTACTGCTCAGATGGGCGCGAGCAGAACAAGGGGTTTTTTCTATCGCCTGATCTGGATGCTTCGTTCTGGGGAGCAGATGGACTATCGCACTTTTGACAACGCAGGGTACAACCCCCAATCCAGCAACGCTGACGAAGTTATTCGTGGCGCGTTTGATGACGGTCAGTCTTTGCTTGATGCAAATATTGCCCCAGCAACAGGGGGCGGGGTGCGACAAGATCCAAACAGGGTGGAGGGGCAGATCCCTGCCCTTCCACTAAGCGACGAGCCGTAAGGAAGGAGAGGTCAAATGCAACTAGAAATTCAGATTTACGAAGATAACGACAAACTGGACGCTGGCTGGGAGTTGGTAGGCACGGTGCGCTCGCAGGACAGCGAAGAATGCACCCTGCATGCTGGCGCAACTGGTCGGCTGAACGCATTGGTGGCAGAACTGAACCTGTACGGCGTAAAAGACTGGATTACAAGGGAGCCGCTGTCGCATGAGGCGGGAAATCGCTACATTGCCAGCCTTGGCTTGTTCTACCTCCGCAACCGAAGAGGGGCTATTATTGTCCTAGACGGGAAAATGGTCTCCATCATGGAGTTGATTGATCTCGTTTACCCAGATTGGGAAAATAGAAAGCAAAAAGAAAGGGAGAACCGAAATGTCCAAGGACAAGGTAGTGCCGACGGAGGCGCAGGAGCCACAGGTAGCGCCAGTGAAGGAGCAGTCCAAGAGGGCTGAACTCGTTTTGGCTGATGGCGAAGTCGTTCTTTCGGAGCGCAAGGATGGCGACACGCGCATCGTTGTAACTTCTAACGGACGCAAGATTATTTTGCAGGGCAAGTAACAATGGCAGGCGCATACACGCTTACGATTGAGCAGGGGGCGACGCTTTCACTCGTCGCCACTTGGAAAGATTCGTCGGGAACGGCAATCAATCTAACGGGTTACACAGCGCGCCTATCGGTTCGGACGCATCATTCCTCCGCCACCGAGTTGCTTTCATTGACTACAGCCAGCGGCATTGCGCTTGGCGGCGCGGCTGGAACAATCACTATCACGGCTACGGCGGCGCAAACAGCCGCGCTTTCCGCCCCAGTGGTCGGCGTTTACGATTTAGAATTGGTTTCTTCTGGCGGGGTAGTGACTCGCTTGCTTGAGGGAGGGGCAGTCATCACGCCAGAGGTCACGCGATGAGCGTCACCGTAACCCAGAACACCCAAACCGTTACAATCGTTGACCAGCGCGGAACCGTTGTTGTTTCCCCGACTACGCAATCAGTAACAGTTAGCACGATTGGCGCGCAGGGCATTCAAGGCATTCAGGGCATTCAGGGTGTGGTAGGGGCGACTGGTGCGACTGGATCGTCTGGGATTATTGCAGTCAATGCTCCGCTCACTAATGCTGGTACTAGCAGCAGCGCCAACCTCAGCATCACCGCCGCATCAACCTCCGCTTCTGGCGTGGTGCAGTTGAGCGACTCAGTCAGCACTACAAGCAGCGTGCTTGCCGCTACGCCAACTGCCGTCAAGACGGCGTATGACATTGCCACGGCAGGGTGGGAGGCGCACACCTTTGGTACGGCTGGAGTTATTGCTACTGTGCCGCGTTTTGTTTTAGGGAGTACCACTAGCACTAACACAGGTGTGATTTACCACAGCAAGATTATCCCTCATAGGACTTTCACGGTCACCAACATTGCTTTTGTTAGCACTGCACAAGCGGCAGGGTCGGCAACACTTATTCGCTTCGGCATCTATACGCGGAGCGGCACAACCTTCACGCTCGTCGCTCGCACGGCATCAGACACATCAATCTTTGCCGCAACCAACACCAAGTACACTCGTGCGCTTGATACGACAGGTGGCTACCCTGCAACTTACACAATGACTGCAGGGGCTGAGTACTGGGTATCTGTCATCCAAGTTGTTGGTATAAACTCTGCGTCGCTTCTAACCGCACAGGCGCGTCAATCTACCGCAGCGAATGCCGCAACAGGCGCGCAGTACTACACGGATTCTAGCGAAACAGACCTTGTGACACCATCAACAGGAACAATCAGCGCGAACAATGGCGGTTTGTTTGCGGAGGTATCCTAATGCCAGTCATCACTGAACCAGCCTACCTAGACGAGCAGACTGGTATGCTCACCGAGATCGTCCGAGACGCAGAGACTGGCGAGATTATCGGCAAGAATGAGCGGATGCCTGAGTCTGAGGAATAACCGAAATGCAAAAAATGGCACAAGCCGTTGTTAATCATCTTCTTGTGGAGTATGCGTCAGGTCAGCCCAGAGACCGAAAGGGGCGGTTCTCTGGTACTGGCGGCGGTGGTGGCGGGGGCGGCGCGGTAGACCCAGAAAAGGTTATTGCCCAAACCGCAGAGTTTGGCGGGGCAACCCTACCAACGACAGTAACAAGTGGCGATGGCAAGGTCGTCGTTTCTGGCGATCAGCCTAAAAGCGGCTTTGCGGTTGCGACTGGCATTGCTGGTCAAATCCATCCAGCCAGCGATTTTTTTGACAAGCAAAAAGGCGTTGCAATAGTTGACAAATACCTTGAAACTAACGCTAGTGTGTTTGCTAAGCCAGACATGCACCTTGGCGTTTGGCACGAAGTTTCAAGTGGTCGTGTATTCTTGGATGTAACGCAGGTTTTCCCGTCCAACGCTAGGAGCGTTGCAATACAGGCAGGGCGAGATCGCAACCAGATCAGCATTTTTAATCTTCGGACATTGAAGGAGATCCCAACAGGTGGTGATGGACGAATCGGAGAAGCCAGTCATTCTCAAGGTTCCAGAGAACATTGGGGAAATGACGGTAGAACAAAGGCGAGCAGTGGCGGAGGCGCTCTGGGAGCAAATCTCAGCCAGCCTACAGCCGCGCCCGCGAGACCCCCAGTTGGAGGAACTGGACAAGGCGCTCAAGCCGTAGCGCCCAAAATGACCAACAAGGTTCGCGAGGCTGCGGAGTCAGTCGTTGACAAGATCCTGCTGGAGTACGCAGCAGGTCAGCCGCGCGACAAAAAGGGGCGATTTGGCAGCACTGGCGGCAGCAGCACGGGTGGTGGCGGTGGTGGCGGGGGCGGCGCTGGCGAGTATCGCGACCCAACGCTATTTCAAGCCAAAAGGATTGACATTGTTTCTACCGACCCAAGCAGTGTTGGGCAAATTCAGTCGCTTGACCTAGGCGCGTTGCCAGCAGGCAAAACATCTACAATTGCAAGCCTTAAGACAACAGAGCCAAAAGGCACTCTTAGCATGCACACAACCGCAGAAGGTCGCCTGACCCCAGAGCGAGAATGGCTGCACACAAAACTTGTTTCGCAGCAAACTCTTTCGCCCGCGCTGGTAAAGGAACGCGGAGTTGCGCGTGAAGACGGCAAGCCAACGCTAATCATTATGGGCGGCGGCGGCGGCTCTGGCAAAACAACGGTTCTAAAGAAATTAGAGGGCGCAGACAGCGACCCAGAGGGGCTTGCAATGCGTCGCGCCCTTGCAGACGCTGGCATTCGTGTTCCAGCACCAGCACTAAAGCAACAGGATGACGGAACGACAACGCTGCGACCAACGGGAACGGCAGCAGTTATTAACTCAGACCACGCCAAGCATGGCATTTGGGGCGCAGACGCAGAGGCTCGCGGCGACCGATTCGTTCCAAGCACTACTGGCGGCAAAACAAAGGTTACAGCGGCGGCAAGAGTGCATGAGGAATCAAGCATCGTTGCCCAGCGCGCCCTAGAGGTCGGCATCCACACGAAATCTGACATTATTTTTGACGGCACTGGCGACGGTTCGGACAAAAAGCGCGCTGGGATTTACCAAGGCGCTTCAGGAACCCACGAAGTCGTGGGCGTATTTATTACAACAAGAATTGGCACAAGCCCAACTGACGGCATTCGCGGAACAGTCAAGCAGAGAAACGCAAAAAACATTGAGGTAAAGACAACCGACGGCACTACGGCAAAGATGCGCCGAAATGTTCCCGACGCAGTAATCACTGACGGGCATGTGAAGTCTAATGCCGCGATTATTCAAGGCATTAACGGAAAGCCAAAGGCGTGGGATAGGGCGGTGGTCATTGAGCGAGTGCCAGACATTGACTCAAGAACAGGGCTACAGGCTGTTTATCGGGAAACTGGGCAGCCAGATCAGCCAAAGTTTAAATATGTAGTGGCTGGCACTTGGGATGCAAGGACTGGAAAGTTTACAGAAACACCAGAGGGCAAAGGTGTTCTCGCCCGCGTGCAGCGTCGCGGAAGGGTTGATAAAAATGGCAAGCCTAGAGAGTTGACTAACGCAGAAAAAGTTGCGGCACTCAACGAAGCCGTGGACGAAGAGTCAATTGGCAACCCAACCGCTCCAGTCGCATATGAAGACCTCATTGCCATGTGGGTTGAGGTGCTTTGCGGGTGCGAAAAGCAAAACTCTGATGTGCTGCAACGAAATCCAGCGGCATCGCAGTATTGGGATGACATCGTTGCTGAGGTCGCCGACACGCCAGAGGACGAAACCATTGACATCCCTGCGGAGCCATCAGAAAAGAGCGCGGCGCTTCAGAGCGTGTACTCAACAAGGGTTGAGGACTTCGTTCACGGTGAAATCCCTATGGGAGACAACGAAATCAATTTGGCTGAAGCCAGCATGGTGCTTCCGCCGAAGGCAAACGCTTTGTATGACGCTTACGAGACCATTGCCAAGCGCCAAGGGAAGTGGACGCAGCAGGGCAGCGACGGGGCAAATTATGTGACCGTTTCTCCTTTTGCCTACGAAGGGCGCATGTGTTCAACCTGCGTGTTCTGGCGCAGCCCAAACGGTTGCGAGATCGTTGAGGGCGTGATTAGACCGCAAGGCGGATGTAAACTAAACATCAGGGCTGCTATCAAAGAGTCCGAGACTGAAGAAAAGGACTGAATGAATGCCAGAAATTGAAGAGTTGGTGGTTGCCGTTGAGGGCGAGCCACAGCCAGAGACCCCAGAAGCCGCACCAGAGGCGGTAGAAGTTGCGCCAGTCGCCGAAGTAGAGGCGGAAATTGAGATTCCAAACGGCGACGAAGCCGAAGGTCTCATCATGGAATCAGTTGAGCCAACAGGAAGCGTCATTGATGTTTTGTTGATTCAGGCTGGCATGAGCAAAAACCGACGGCGGTATTCAGAAGCAGTTCTGCGAGAATCGGTTCCACTCTTTGAGGGAGCGCGTGCCTTTGCTGGCAAGGGCGTTGACCACAATCCAGAAGAGCGCGGCGTAAAGTCGCTGGTCGGCTGGTACACAGGCGCTCGCTGGGTGCAGGATGCCCCGCATCCAACCAAGAAGAATGCAAAGGTCTCTGGCGTTGCCGCCAATTTCCATATTTCAGAAGCAGCCCCATGGCTCCGATCAATGATGGCGGACGCTATCAAGCGCGGAAAGCCAGACCTTGTGGGCTTTTCTATTGTTGGTGACGGTGAAACATCCGTAGTGCGAGAGTCGCGCCAGCAATTTATTGATGTAACGAAGATCAACACGATTGAAAGTGTTGATGTCGTTGTCAACCCTGCTGCGGGTGGCATGCCTATGCGTTTGGTAGCAAGTGCAGAAGCAATGCCACAAGTTGATTGGGTTACTATGAACAGAGATGAAGCAATTCGCTTTATCGCTGAAGGTGTCGTCCTGCCTGAAGAACTCAGGCGGGCGCGACAAGATCTCTACGAGCAGTTGCTTGCAGAGGCAGTTGATGCGCTAAATGCGCAGAAGGAGAACGGAACAGTGGAGAACCAGACGGAGACCCCTACTGTTGAGGTCGTGACCGAAAAGGTCGGCGCGATTTTGACGAAGGCTCTCGTTGAGGCTCGCCTTGCTGGTGTCACCCTTCCAGACAGCGCAAAGAAGCGCGTTCGGGAGACGACTGAGGGCAAGGTGCTTGACGAGCAGCAGATTGATGCAGCGATTAAGTCGGAAGCCGACTATGTTGCTGACCTAACCACACCTGCCGTGGTTGACGCTGGCGCTGTTGCGACCGATGTCAAGTCCGAGCAGGAGCGCGTGACCGAAGGGGTGTATAACATCCTTGCGGGCAAGAGCAACCAGTCCATTAAGGGTCTCTATGTTGACCTTTCGGGCGACCGCTCCTTCACGGGCAAGATTCAGGAAGGCTCGCGACTCAATGAGGCACTTTCGTCCTCATCGTTCGCAGAGATCCTTGGTGACTCCATCACCCGCCGCCTGTTGGACTTCTACAACCAGCCAAACCTTGACCAGTGGCGCAAGTTGGTAACCGTTGGTTCGGTTAACGACATGCGAACCCAGCGCCGCATCCGCTTCGGTGGGTATAACAACCTCTCCACGGTGACTGAGGGCAGCGCCTACACAGCACTCACCAGCCCAACGGACGAAGAGGCAACCTACGCGCCAAGCAAGAAGGGTGGCACTGAGGTCATCACGATGGAAATGATCGTGAATGACGACCTTGGCGCAATCCGCGACATTCCGCGCCGACTTGGACGGGCTGCCGCTCAGACACTTCACGAGTTTGTGTTTGACTTCTACAAGGACAATGCCAACATTTATGACGGCACTGCCCTCTTCGTCGCTGGACACAACAACCTTGGAACGACGGCGTTCAGCGCCTCCGCTCTCAAGAATGCTCGCCTTCAGATGCTGAAGCAAGCCGACATGAGCAACAGCAAGCGCCTTGGCATTACGCCACGCTACCTGATTGTTCCAGTTGACCTTGAGCATGATGTGTTCACTGTCTTGAACAGCATCGTCCTGCCTTCGGGCGCTGGCGTTGCTGCTCCGTCGGACGCAAACTACACCCGAACCTACGGGCTTGAGGTAGTCAGCGTTCCGTACTGGACAGACACAAACAACTGGTTCCTCTCCGCTTCGCCAATGGATGTTCCGACAATTGAGATCGGCTTCCTCAACGGACGCGAAGAGCCTGAACTGTTCGTGCAGGACGAGCCAACGAATGGCTCAATGTTCAGCAACGACAAGATCACTTACAAGGTTCGCCACATTTATGGTGGTGCAGTCCTTGATTACCGTGGTCTTCAGGGCAATGTCGTCGCCTAATTAGGCACGAGTTAGGGGTAAACTATGAGGGAGTCGGGCGAGACCCGACTCCCTCATTCATCTTCGGGCGGCGGCAACGATACCCCTAGCGTTGTCGTCGCCTGAAGTCCAAAGGAGAAAATATGGCGCACATGGGATCGTATTCAACGGCAAATGTTTTGGCTTCTGCTAAGGCAGTTCTCCGCGATACGACTGCTACGGCAGATGCGCGGCTCCTTTCGGACTCAGAGATCACAGAGAACATCACCAAGGCAACTTACCGATATTCGCACGACCGCCCGATGGAGAAAATCACTTCACTCACGGCTGACGGCACGATTTACCTTAATCTGCCAAACGACTTCACCGATGGCTTTAGCAGCATCGTGAATCTTGAGTCGCCAATTGATCACATTCCGCCACAGTGGGTTGACGACCGCGATTACCTGATTGTTCAGGGCACTGGAAACGCTTCTGCGTTACGGCTTCGCTGGACGAGAGTCGCGCCAACTTCTGGCGACACCCTTCGCCTGTCATATACAACGCACAGGATTTATTCCGTGAATGCCGCAAGCACAACCGTTCTTGATCACGACCATTTTTCGGTTGTGGATCTGGTTGTTTCTATGTGCGCGGGGGATATTGGCAACAAGTACGCACGAGCGCATGAGCCAATCCTTGGCGCAGACACCACAGACTACGGAAGCAAGAGCAAGGAATGGGCGGACATTGCCGATATGTACATGAAGCGATACCGCGATGGTTTAGGCATTGTTGAGGGCGAGAAGCCGCACGCATCCAACTGGATTAACTGGGATTCCCAGCCAGACCCAAGCCGCGACTATCTCTTCCACCGAAAAATGACCCGATGAGTTTTGCTGGTCGCGTCCAGATTGTTTTTCGCGACATTACTGGCTTTCGGAAGAAGTACACTCCGCAACTAATTCAAGCGGCGCAGTACGAAGCAGCCAAGGCTGGGGTTGTTTATCTTTACCCAAAACTTGTTCGCAACACACCAGTCGGATCAACTGCTTTGCTCCGAAACTCAACGCTGTTCACGCCGCCAAGGTTCAATTTTGTCAACAGTCACGGTCGCACTACTTGGGAAGTGACTTCAACGATGGGTGCGACTGGCGGCGCTTCGCTCTACGCGCAGTTTGTTGAGTACGGGCGCGGAGCGGGAAAGTTCCCGCCAGTTGAGGCAATGCGGACTTGGGTTCGCAGGGTTTTGCGAGTCAAGGGCGCGAAAGAGATCAACAGCGTTGCCTACCTTGTTGGGCGAAAGATTGCCCAGAACGGCACGAAAGCACAACTGTACAATAAGAAAACAGTGATGCTGCATCAAACCATGGCGGAAACGCACATGAAGGCTGCCGCAGCGCGAGTGCTTCGCAACCCAGAAATGAACCAAGTGGCTACAGTTTCAAGGAAGGGGTAATTATGAGCGTCATTGCAGATCAGGCTTCCGCGCTAAAGACAGCGATTGAAAGCGTTACTAACTCTGGCGTTGTTTACGACTACCAGCCATTCCCAAAGAATGACTGGGCGCAGTTTGTGACGACGCTGACGGTGGTTATTGGGGGGCAGCGACAAGTACGAGCGTGGACAATCCAGTACGAAGGCGAAGATCGCAGGTACGAATCAATCGGGATCGGGTCGGTCAAAACCATCCGAAGGATTAACTACATCATCCGATTCCACATGTCTTGGGCGCACCCGTCCAGCGATGGAACCTTTAGAGACCTGATTGAATCGGCGGCAACTGCAATTGACAGCGCCAGATCGCTGGGCGGAACGGCGCTTGATCACGACCCGATTACTATTGATCTGCCAAACGATGCGTCGCCCGTCATGATCGGCGACATTATGTGCCATTATGCCGAGATCAGGGTCGTCGTAAAGGTTGTTCAATCCCTGACAACAACTTAGGAGTAAACATGTCTGAAGCATCAAAGAGCGTGCGTTATATCGGCAAGGGCGACTTTGTTGTCGGCTACCCAGCCGCTGGTGTTATTGTTGTGACTGAGCGAGAAGCGGATGCGCTGATCGCAACTGGTCTTTATGAAGAGGAGAAGCCGCTGAAGGCTGCTCCAATCGTCGCTGATGCAGCGAAGGAAGGTGTCAAGTGAGCATTGCAGTAAAGGTTGGTCGTCAGGCTGCGGTAGGTACAGCAGCGGCAACCACCACCACGGTTCCAGCAGACTTTTCGTCCAAACTCGTCAAGGCAAATGTCGCCCTTGAGGAAGTTCGCAGTGGTCAGGACATCCACTTCACGAAGCGCGATGGCGTTTCTTACGAAGAGTGGACAGTTGGAGACAGCGCGATCTATCACGACACAATTGGCTTCTGGCTTTCCAACGCAATGGGAACGCCAACCAATACCGCCGACGGAAGCGCATTTACCGCAGTGTTTAAGTTTGCCGATGCGCCAAACGCGCTGACGCTACAGACAACGCAGCCACGCCGCGCAACTGAGGCGTACCAGATTAAGGACGCAGTTGTAGACAAGATGGGCTTCACCTTTGAGGCTGAAGGCACGCTTACCTACAATGTCAACGGCTTTGGGCTAACGCGCACCGCGCTTGGCTCTGCCCCGACGCTTACCAGTTCTTCAATCAACTCATTCGTTGCTTGGAAGGGTCAGGTTGCATTTAACGGTTCGGCTCTTGGCTCCTATGCCAAGTTGAAGAAGGGTTCAATTAACTTTACGCGTAACCGAAAGCCACAGTTCACGGTAAACAATTCGGTTGACCCAGCCACCTTTACTACTGGCTCGCGCATGGTTGAGTTTGACCTCACCTGCGACTTTGCCAGCGTGGGCGAGTACGACAAGTACCGCACCGCTGCGACTGACTCGCTGGAAATCCTCTTCACGCTTACCGACGGAACGGTTATCGGCACTTCAGCCACCGCTCCAACGCTTCGCCTGAAGATCGGCACTGCGTTTATTGAGGACGCGGAGATTGACACGAGTTCGGATCTTCCAGAGATCACGGTAAAGGGCAAGGCTCTGTACAACGCAGCAGATGCGTCGTTGGCAGTTGTCACGCTCCGCACTGCGGTAAACTTCACCACAGCGGATTAATAAAAAGACTAGTGCCTCAGCCCATGTGGGCTGGGGGCTAGTCGCTAGGGAAAGGGGCGTTTTATGGGATCGTTTAGGAATCTTGCTGTTCGTCGTTCGGCGGACACAAGGACAATTACGATGGCGGACAAGCCAGAAGCAGTAAAGCCAGAAGACTGGCTTACTGAGGGCGAAAGCATCACCTTCTGGGGAGTGCTGCCGCACGGTGTCGTTCAGGGCATGATCGCCGCAGGCAGCAATGCCCGCATTGATAAGGGCGGCGGGCTTGGCGAAATGGAATGGAATACTGCCGCCGCGCTTAAGGCGCGAATTATCGGCGGTATTGTTGATTGGCGCATCTTTGATGAGGTCGGCAACCTTGTTCCATGGTCTCCGCAGAGCGGAGAAGAGTTGCTAGACGGCATTCCAAATCCTGTCTACCAGTTCCTGATGGGCGAGATTGGCAAGGAATCGCCAAAGTTGCTCTCAGAAGTAAACCCAGAGGCTGACGGTAAAAAGGGCAAAAAGGGTGAAACGCTGGGGGAAGTCTAAGCCGCGATTTAGCGGCAATCTTCAACGGGAAGACTGCAAATCAGCCGCATTGGTTCTCAGATGTTTTACTATGCGAAGAGTTCGGTTGGTCGTATGACGATGTTAGCGAAGCGCCGCACTGGTTCGTAGAGCGTGCGCTCGCGTACCTTTCGGCAAAAAGAAAAGCCGAAAACGAAGCGGCGAGAAAGGCTGGTAAGTAGTCAATGCGTGAACAGATTGGCATTGATGTAACAGCGCGTGACCTAGCGTCCAAGGAATTGGGTCGGGTACAGGGCGCAGTTACTAACCTTGCCAAGTCCACTGGCTCCGCAGTTGCCCCAGTAAACGCCCTTGCTGGCGCACAAATGGGCATGGCGCAGAAGGCATTCTTTGCGCTGCAAAACCTCCAGTCTGTTGCGTGGGCGATTCAAACAGCCACGGCAATGATTAGTCCAATGGTGAACGCTGCCCGCGACTGGCAGGAATCGCTAACCAAAACAAATATTGTGCTTGGCGAGCATGCCTACATTCTCTTAGATGCCGCAGAGATCAGCGCACGCACAATGGGTTTGTCTGGCAATCAGGTTCTTAAGATGGGTTCCGAGTACGCAAACCTGTTCCGCGCCATGAAACTTACCGAAGAACAGTCGGCAAAAATGTCGCTCGCAACTCTACAACTTGCCTCCGACATTTCGTCGTTCAACAACATTGATATGGACGATGCCCTTGGCAAATTGCGCTCCGCGCTCGTTGGAGAGTATTTGCCAATGCGTACTGTCGGCGTGCAGTTGAACGAACTTATCGTTGCGGAGAAGGCTCTTGAAATGGGGCTTGCGGAGACTAAATCAGAAATTAGTGCGCAAGACAAGGTTATGGCGCGATTCAAGGTAATGACGGAGCAACTTGACCTGACAATTGGCGACCTTGCTAGAACGCAAAACGGGCTTGCAAACCAGCAACGATTTGCTGCGGCTGCAATGGCTGACCTTCAGCGAGATGCTGGCGAAGCACTCGTTCCTGTGTTTTTGACATTGACACAATTGGGCGTAAGTTTTATGGAAATCCTTGTTCCAATGGTTAAATTGCTAGGAACTCAATTCCCAGCAGTGATGGTCGGCGCAACTGTGGTGCTTATCGGGCTTGCTGGAGGACTTGTTCCAGCAACAATGATGGCGTGGAATTTTGCTGCGGGAATTTGGGCTGCTCTTTCGCCTCTTCTTCCGTTTATTGCCGCTGGAGCAGCAATTACATTTGTTCTAATCAAAATGGAAGAAGAGTTTGGCTTTGTGTCTTCAGTGGTAAATGTAGTTTCTGGGGCGATTCAAAGTTTTGCTGGATTTATTCAGGAACTAGCAGTAAACATCCTGCTTTTTATTGCTGAGTCACCGCTCCCGACATGGTGGGCGATTCTTGGAACCATTATCGGGTTTGTCGCTGGGATTATTGGCGGAATTATTACATTTATTGCTGACCTTAACGAAAAATTTAACATCCTTGGAACCATCATTGATGTGGTTGGCGGCATCTTTAAGGGCATCTTTGAAGGAATCATGGGCTTTATCAAGCCAGTAATTGATGCTGTCGGGTGGTTCCTTGACTTCCTTGGCGTGGAATTGCCGCAAGAGACCGAAGATATGTCTGAGGCAATCAAAGACACAGTAAAGTCTGCGGCAAAGGGCGTTGGTGACATTGGCAAGGCTGGGGAAGACAGCGTGAGGGCTACCGTTGAGTCGTCGCGAGCCATTATTGAGGCGGCATTCCCAGAGATGGAAGAGACTGCAAAGGATTACTTCGCTGCGCTTCCAGAGGGCGCAGAGTCTGCGCGAGTACAGACACTTATGGCGACCAGCAGCATTATGTCTGGTGTCGCAAAATCTCTGCGTGACGGTCGCGAGTCAGTAACTTCTGCGCGAGACTTTTTGAAGGAAGCCATTAAAAATGCCGTTGACCCAGCCAAAGAAAAGAAGGACATTAAGTCATTCCTAAACGGCAAGGAACTTGCTGACGCGCTGAAGAGCAACAATCAGGAAATTGTCGCTGCGGCAATTGCAGCAAAGCGAACTGCCGAAGAGCGACTCTTTGCGCTTGAGAACGGCGTACTCAACACCGCAGTTGAGGGCGAAATGGAATACGGCGATGCTTACAAACTAGTTGCCGAAGGCGCAATGAACGAGATGTACGCGGCGCAACAGGCTGCGGCTGAGGCTGCACAGAAGCAAACCGAAATGAACTTCTTCCGCTACGGCGAGCGCACGATGGGCGCTTACGCAGATGGGTTAAATACGGGCGGCGATTATGCTAGGACAGTTCTTAGGGGGGTGATGAGCAGGCTTGTGCCAATTGTTGAGGCAAAGTCTCCGCCAACGCAATATTCGCCGCTGCACAATATTGATTCGTGGGGAGAGCGAACGATCAATGCCTTTGGTGACGGTATGCGACGAGCCAGCGTTGCGCTACGACAAAGCGCCGCCGTTGCGGTTTCCTCTACGAGACCAGCATTTGACGCAGCCCCAAGCATGGGCGTTGGTGGATTTGGCTCGCAGTCAGGCTCCGTAGTGATTAACAACAACTTCCAGCCACAAAGCATCAGGAAGGACGAAGATATTCGTCGGCTGTCAGAGCGCCTTAGCACCCAAGTTCGGCTACGCGGCGGTCTCAGGAACGGCTCCTCAACGCCAACGGTTTCATAAATGGCAGCAGTAATGTCGGTTACGGTCGGCGGAACTGACCTAACCAACAAGATCATTATGGAGACCTTCACTGCGGAGGTTGGTTCGCGAGACACCATCACCACTTGCTCGTTTGACTTGCGAGACGAAACTAAGACGATTGACATTAAATCTGGCGCGCTTGTAATTGTCACAGCGACGGTGACTATCTCCCCAAGCGCCCCTGTCGCGACAGTAATTTGGCGCGGATATGTCGGAAACATTGACTGGGCGTTTGATGGCGCTGCAAACCTTATTACTGTTGATTGCCAGAGCGTCAACGCGCTTTTAGATCAGAAAGCGTACCGAAACAAGGATGCGTACCGAACCACAGATGGAAGAACTCGCGGCAGCGATGTTCAATGGCTGCTATCAAACAGCACCGCTTCAGAGGGTGCTTCTCCAATTACTTACAATGCCGCCAAAATCTACAACGCTGCTGTAGTTTGGAATACCAACCTAGATTTTAGCGGCAAAACATTGCGTGAAGCACTTGAGCATTTCTGCAAGAACGCTTACAGCACCAAGATGCAGTTTTGGGTAGACACAAGCGGCGACCTAAACATTTCCCGCGTTGGTAAAGACATCAACATGATTGCAAACTGGGAGTTTCAACTTCCAGTCGGCACAGCAACAACAGCAACAAGTTGGACTTATGTGGGAACCCCAACAAGAGAGCGCATTGCTGGGCAAAACACCAACGGATCTGGCGCGACAATTAGCGGCTCTGAACCAGATTATGGGCTAAAAGTTGACAACAGCACTGAGGCTGCGTGGCAAGAGATCAGCGGAATAACGGCTGGAAAGCGTTATTACTTTTCTGGGGCGATTAAAAATCTGTCTGCAAACAGGGCGCAAATTCTGTTGCGATTCCGCGCTTCTTCTGGCGGAGCGTTCCTTACTCCGACAACAACAATTACCACAACAACTGTCGGGTCATGGGTTCGCGTAGAGCAGGTTGTAACAGCCCCAGCGACGGCTACCCATCTTGAAATCCGCCTTGCCTATTCTGGAACAACGGTCGGCAGCGTGTACTACGACAACCTGCAACTGATTGCAGAAACTGCATCGTTTGGCATCAGTGACAACCCAGACAACACAACTACATTTGCCCCAATGAATTACGAAGAGTCGCTTGACGCAAGCGCCATTATTAACGCGGTAGCAATCAAGGGCGGGGAAACAAAAAAGGGGAGCAAGAACTACACAACTTGGTATCGCGAGTACGCCCCATCGCTTGCATATTTTGGCAGGGTGTACGGCTCTTTTACTGACGACTCTTCTGTAACTTCCATCGGGGCTGCGGATCGGGCAGCCGATGCAATCTTTTCTGAATCCGCGATGCCAGTGCGCGAAGGAACCTACACAATTTCTTCGGACAGGCTTGGCTACACCGTTCCAGTGGCAGGAACCTACCAAATCTTTGAACTATCGCGCATGCCAGCGGCACGGCAAATTACCATTAACCGCATTGAAGGGCTTTCAATTCTGCCATTTGGCAACGGCGAAATTGTCTACGAGATTCAGTTTGGCTCGCAAAAAGGAAACCTTGCTTCGGCACTCGCAACTGTTGGCTCCGCGCTTATTGGCACAGGAAAGCCGCGCCTAGGGTCAACAGCGTTTGAACACAACTTGCAGAAAAGCGAGTTCGTTGCCTCTGGTCGGCTTCTTAGTGACCCACAGGTGACTGGCGTTGCGGCAACAGTTGAGGCTCCTTCCTCCATGCCAGCCGCCAACACGCCGATTTCAATTATTAAAAAGAACAGCACGCTAACTGTTGCTCAGAATTTGCCAGATCTTACTGTGTATGCAGAAGAGTTCCCAGAAGGCACGCTGGTCATGCTCAAGCCAGATGGCGGAGATCCGCACATTACCAAGCCCACGCTGTACCGCAGCAACGGTGTTTCTTCGTGGTCAGCCGCCACCGCCGCAACAATTCTTGCCGACGCAACAGACATTGGGCAGTTCCAACACGGAATTGTCACGGCGGACTCAATCTTTGCTGGAACGATTGACGCTGGCTCTATTGATGTTATCAACCTAAATGCCAACAACATCACGACTGGAACAATCAGCGCAGTAGATGTTCTTGCTTCAAGAATTACTAACGACCCCGCTGGCGTGGGGCTGCTTATCCAAGGCGATGGCGTAGGCGTTGATGCTGGGTTTGGCGGAGTCAATGACGCTGTTCTCTATTCTGGATACAACGCGACTACTGTTGATAACGCGATTGCAAACGCAACAAATAGCATTTACCTAAGCCCAGACAACATTCCCTTGCAGGACGAAATTCTTGGCGCTGGAATTCAAATTAAAGGGGAGGATGGAGTTGTTGTCGTTTCTCCGCGAACCTCAATTGGAACAATCTATAACCCAGAAACCACTGGCGGCGGCGGTGATTATGTCTATGTCCAAGGTGGTGGTATTTCAATTAAAAGCGAAGGATCAACTACGATTGAGACATGGGATGACACTAACAACTTCCCAACTCTTGAGGTTCGCAACAACGGAATTGGAACTATTGCGGGCATTGCAATCTCTGCCCCTTCGGGAACATCAGAGTTTGAAAGGATTAATGTTAGCGAGCATGTAAACGCACTTGCGTTGTTTGCTGAATACCATGTGAGCGAAGGCACTACAAGCAGCGATTTGATCTTGCGAGCATCAAGCGGCGAGGTGATCGTCCAAGACTCCAATGTCGCTAATGGCACTAATCCGCGCATTGGCTTTTACAACAAGAACGGCACTGCATTCGCAACAGTCAAATCGGGCGCAGCAAATGTGATCCAAATTCTCAACGGCGATAGCGCGACAGACTACGCGCAACTGTGGGCGGAACGCATTTACCCTATGAACGGCTCAACAGCAAGCCGCTACATCTACGATGATGGAATTCGCACCGCAACCAGCGGGGGTTTAGAGGTAGGCGGCAGCATTTCGGTACAGGGATCACCAATAATTACATCCCCCACAACGACAACGCAAACAGCAAGCGCGGCGATCTATGTGGTGAGCAGCGGTGCTACCTACACCCTGCGGCGCAACTCCTCGTCGGCGCGATACAAGACGAACATCGTTGACGCTGACGAAGCCGTGCTTGAAGCCGCCAAAAAGATCAAGCCACGCCACTACACAAGCAAGATTGAAGACGAAAAGGGCGCGGTTCGCCTTGGATTTATTGCCGAAGAAGTGCTGGAGGCGGGCTTGTCGCACGCAGTTGGCTACGACGAAGAGGGTCGCGTAGAAACACTAGACCCGACGGCGCTTATCGCTGCGCTGTTTGTCCGCGTTAACGATCTAGAAAAGCGCCTTGAGGCGCTAGAAAACAAATCCTAATTCATCTTCTGGTAACATTGGCAAATGACAACCAAAGACAGCACCGAAATTCTTAAACGCCTAGAGCGCATTGAGCGTGATTTAGCCGACATCAAGGTGGAGATGGCGGAAACGCGGGGCGCGTATCGCCTTGCAAAGTTTGTTATTGCCTTGCTTGGCATCAGCGGGCTTGGTGGATTTTTGGCATATGTCAACGGGCAGGGAAAGTAGCAACGAATGCCAATCAAAGTAGTAACGCAAACGACGCTCATTGAGGGCAAAACCACTAAAATTACGACCGACAACTGGATGGACGATTGCGGCGTAACTAGCGCAGGAATGGCGCTGCAGTATGCAAGCAAGGGCGCAATCACGGTGACCCCGCAGCAATCTTGGGATGCAGGAAAGCGCGCAGGGCGCAACGACATTGATGGGCAGGGAACGGGAACCAGCGCCAAAGAACTGGTTGGCACAGTCAAAGAGTTGGGCGGGCATGCCCAGTGGGTAAAGACTTGGGATGCCGCAAAGCGCGCCGCCATTGCTGGCGCTGCGATTGTCACGAATGTAGAAGCCCCGCTTGGTATTCCTGAGCGCGTGTGGTCGGAGTGGCAGAAAAAGCGCGCAAAGGACAAGCCGCCTTATGGTCACTGGTGCGTTTTGGCATGCGACGGTGGCGAGTGGGAATACGCTGATCCGACGATGAGCGGCAAGGGCAAAGAGGTCTACGGCAAGGGCATTTCGGAGAAGGAAGCGCACGGCATTGCGCACTCCAAAACCCTGATCAAGAAGACCCCTATCTGGATCGCGGTTTACGCTGTAAAACCAGCCCCTAAAACGTCCGTAAAGCCGCCCCAGAAGCCCGTAGCGGCGAGCAAACCCGTAGCGCCTATAAAGACAGCCCCGATTGTGGTCAAAACCGCACAAACACAGGCTACTAAGGCAGAATTGGCTTCAACGCTGACAGAGATCAAGCGAACGCCGTGGGGGGCAGCGCAGCGCGTTCTTTGGAGGCGGGTTTCTGAATTGCAAGCAAAACTGCGTAAGAAGTAAGAAAGGCTGGACAAAATGGGCAAGCGACCTATGCCAAAACCAAAGCCAAAGCCAAAGGGCTATTAACAAAACGAAAGGAACATTATGAACACCAAGCAAATTACAGCAGCCTTGCAGGATGTACTGCGCACCGCACTCTCAACCACCCTTGCTCTTTGGCTAGGGATGGGCATTGATGTCTGGAGCCTTGACACTGAGGCACTTAAGGCATTGTCTGCGGCAGGTATTGCAGCAGGTATTCAGGTTCTGCTACGGTATCTACAGGCTGGCGGCGAATATGGAGTCGGAGCCAAGAAGTAAAGCAAAAAAGGGGGAACTAGGGGATGGATTTACTAGGTGCAATTAATGCTGCTCGCCCGACGGTGAGTAAGACAATTTGCGGCGTGCGCCGCGTGTTGTTAGATCTAAGCGAAGCAGATGCAGCCGATTTTAAGTCGGCGCTAGACAATCCCGCCATTGAATCCACAGCAATTGCCAAGGGCGTTGTTGCGGCTCTTGGCGTAAAACTTGCTGCACCATCGGTGGCGCGGCATAGGAAAGGGGAATGCTCGTGTCAATAGAGGAAGAAATCCTGCGCGCCCAAGTTGAGGGCGAGTTGCGAACGCAGTTAAACGCTGCGCTCAAAAAGTACGACTCGCTCAAGCGGGATCGTGACGAATACACCGAAGCAATCTTCCGCGCCGCAAAGTCAGCGGCAAGCGCAATGATTATTCCGCCAGTGCAAGCGCCGAAAGCGGACAAGCGCAACAAGCAAGCAGAAACTGCCATTGCGGTGCTTGGCGACTTCCAGTTGGGCAAGTTGACCGCAGGGTACAACTCGCAGATCTGCGAAGAGCGCATTGATATTTACGCAGACAAGGTAATCAAACTCACAGAGATCCAGCGAGCAGATCACCCAGTTAACGACCTGCAAATTTTTGTCCTTGGCGACATCGTTGAGGGTGAGTTGATCTTCCCTAGCCAGCAGTGGCAGTTAGATAGTTCGCTCTACCAGCAGACAGTTCTTGACGCGCCGCGCATCCTGACCAATTTCATTCGCAAGATGCTGGCAAACTTTAGCGGCAAGATCACTGTCCACATGGTCATCGGCAATCACGGTGCAATCGGCGGAGCAGTCCGCCAGAGCATGAACCCAGAAAGCAACGCAGACCGCATGGCGTACAGAATCACGCAGTTGCTGCTCAAGGATGAGAAGCGCGTGTCATTCAACATTCCTGATGGTTCGGGCGAGTCACACTGGTACACCGTTGCCGAAGTGTTCCCGAACTACAGGGTGCTGCTGTTCCACGGCTACAACCTGCGCGGCGGGTCGGGCTTCCCTTGGTACGGCTTGATGAAGAAGGTCGGCGGCTGGGCGCTGGGAGCCATTCCAGAGGTTTTCCACGATACCGACTTTGGTCACTGGCATCAGCCAACCCGCGTAACGCTTAACCGCGTGACTGCGCGTTGCAATGGCAGCCCAGAGAGCCACAACACCTTTGCGCAAGAGGCGCTGGCAGCAGTGGGTCGCCCATCTCAAGGGCTACGCTTCGTCCACCCCAAGCATGGAGTGACAGCGGAGTATGTAGTTTATCTTGACACGGACAATCCTGTATTGCCACAGGTAGGGTAAGCAGAAGAACAGGTGTTGACTTAGGCGAACAGACCTTCTATACTCCACCCACTGCCGTAGAGCCGCAGCAGTCTTAGGGGTAAGGCTCACACGCAACAGCGTGATAGGGGAAAAGAGGGGAACATGGCGTTCGCGCTTAAGCCTGTGCAGGAAGACTTCACGGCTATTAGCAACCTGAGCGACATTAGTTGGCGCTCAAACAAGACGACGGCGTTGATTGATTATGAGGCGGCACTTGTGGCGCTCCGTAGCGGTCAGGCGATTCGGCTTGCAGCAGAAAGCAAGGCAGTGTCGTGGCGAAAGCGCGCAACTCTGCTTCAGGCATTTAGGAACCTTGGCGTAACGGTTAAGTCTCGTTGCGTACCAAACGCCGATGGCACTTATGAGGTGATCGTCGCGTTGCGAGAGGAAGTCTAATGTCTCGCTGCTTTGATCCAAGTCATCGCTCGTATTCGGGCGACAAACTTTGGGATGAATGCCAGTGGAAGTCCAACGCTGCCGCCCTCACGGGTAAGCGCCCGCAAATGGGGGAGGCAGCAATGGTCGGCAAGGCGGTTGACGCGGCGGTCTGCAAATTGATCGCTGGTCAACCTGCCGAAACTGAGCGGGAAGTGGAATCCGCAGTGCATGAGGAAGATCCAGCCGCAACGCGGGTCTGGGCGCTTGATGCAATGAAGGAGAAAGCAAGCGCGCTTGTCCAATGCTGGCAGGAAGAGGTGCAGCCAACGATGCCAGAAGTGTTTGGCACGCAAGTTGAACTGCACTGGGAGTTTGAAGGCGTGACATACCACGCCCACCCAGACATCATTTTGTCTGATGGCTCAGTAATTGACTTGAAGACCAGCGAGCGACGCTTGGAAGAGCGCCGCGCCGACAAAGACTTCCAGTTGACTTACTACGCTTGGGGGCTTTATGAGGTCTACGGGTCTCTTCCGCCAATGGTCGGGCTTGACGGTCTGATCTATGCGAACCCGCCGAAGGATGTGTTGGAGTGGAACCCAAAGGCGAAGAAGCCTTGGTATGACAAGCAACGCAGCCGACGGCTAACGCTGGCGGTGGAGTCGTTCAGGATTGAGGCAGCAAAGCGCGAGAAGTCGCGTCAGGTTGCCAAGGAGTTGGACATGCACTTGACTCAGGGGTTTAACGCGCAGTTTGCATGCAATGGCTGCGCTTTCAAGAGTGAATGCCCCGCTTGGCGCGGCATCCAAGAATAAGGAGGCAACATGGCAGGAAATCCATTCAAGAAGGCGCAGAATGTTGAGCCGAAGATGAAGGTGCTGGTGTACGGCGCTTCAGGAGTTGGCAAGACTTTCTTCGCGCTTTCGGGAAAGGGGAAGATCGCAGTTATTGACACCGAAGGCGGCACAGCGCATTACGCTGGGCGTGATGGTTTGCAGGAATTTGATGTTCTGCCGACCAAGACCTACAAGGATGTCAAGGCGGCGGTTGAGTTTGTCGCAGCAAACCCAGAAGCATACGGAACGCTGGTCATTGACCCGCTGACCGTAATTTGGGAGACGCTACAGGACTCAGCCCAGATCAAGCGCGCTGCGGCAAACGCTGCCAAGGGGCGCGGCACAGGCATCGTTGAGGAAACTGACCTTGAGATGCTGGACTGGGGTCGCATCAAGCGCCAGTACAAGTCGCTGCTGACGGCAATCATTAATTTGCCGATCCACACGATTGTCATTGCGCGAGAGAAGGACGAGACAGAGAAGCGCGGAGACCAAATGGTTCGCATTGGCAGCAAGCCAGATGCGGAAAAGGGTACGCCGTACTTCTTTGACACCGTTTTGCGGATGTTCGTTGATGGCGGCGCACGCAAGATGACGGTGATCAAGGATCGGACAGGATCAAATGACATTAAGTCAGAGATCGTCAACCCGACTTTTGAGTCTGTCTTTGCCAAGGCGCTTGGTGTCAAGGGCGGCGTAAAGCGCGCCCAGATGGACGAAGCGGTTGCGGCTGCGATTGATGCGGAAGAGGAGTTGGCTGACGAAGCGTTGGCTAACGACATTCGCATTGCGCTGGTGGCTGCTGGGGTTGACAGCGATGCGCTGCTCAAGTCTCGCGGCTGGGAATCTTTTACAGACATTCCAAAGCAAAAGGCTGAGGAAGTCTTGAAGTGGGCGCTCGCTAAGGGCGCAGAAGGAGGAATCTAATGGATTTCGCACACATTACGATTATGGGAAATCTGGGGCGAGACCCAGAGGTTAAGGTTTCTGCTCAGGGCAGCAAGTTTGCTCGCCTGTCGGTAGCGATTAATAAGCAGGTCAAGACCGATGAGGGATTCAAGCCAGAAACAGTCTGGTATGAGGTGGTTTGCTTCGGCAAGACCGCTGAGGCTTTGGAGAAGTTTGCACAGAAGGGCAGCAAGGTGCTGGTCACGGGCAAGCCAGAGCCACAGACCTACACAGACAAGAGCGGAAATTTGCGCCACAAGATTCAGGTAATTGCAACTGATGTTGTGGTTGCTTCGGGAAAGAAAGATCAGGCGCAGCAGGGCGGTAACGACGACGACACCGACCTGTCAACCCTGCCGTTCTGAGGGGGGAGAAGACCAGAGCCGAAAAGATTTACGACCTTTTGCTTGAGGCGGGTGGTCAGTGGGTCTTCGGCTCTGAACTTCTCAGCCCAGAGGTTGGGGGGTCTCGTTATTCAGCGCGGATTGAGGAACTGCGGAAGGCTGGGAATCACATTGAATCCCGACCAGACCCGCGCCCGAACCACGCTCTCTGGCAGTATCGGCTTCTGACGGGCGAGCAGAAAACGCCGCCGAAGGAGTTGTGGCAATGTCAGGGCTGCAAGTCTGTTCACGAAGGGCAGATTGGGATGGGAACGGTAGCCGAAAATCTGCGGGTTGGCGGCTGCCACACATGTAAAAAGAAACAAGCGATTTGGAGGAAGATGTGAGTAGAGCAAGTAGGCAATGGATGCGGGTTGACCGCGATTGGGATAGCAACACCAAAATCCGCAGGATTGGCATGGAGTTTGGGGCGAACGGCGTAGTCGCATGGTTCAGTCTCTTGGCTCGCGCTTGCCAGAATGACGGTGTAATTGGTGACGACATGGATTTGCGGGTTGCGATTTCTTCACCAGCCATCAATGTTGCCCAGAACGAGATTGATGTGATCGCCGACGGGTTTAAGGCTCTTGGCGTTGTCTCTCAAGGCATGGCTGGGGGCTGGGTTGTCTCAAATTGGGATGAATACCAGCCGCCAATGAATGCGATCACGCCAGCGTCACGAAAGCGTCACGCAATCGTCACCGATAAAAGTGACTCAAGCGTGGCTACAGACAAACGAACAGACGGACAGACAGACGAACAAACATCCATGGTTATAAAGGGGGAAACCAAGGGGAGTTATCGCTCTTCAGAGAGCGTCCAGAGCGTATTGCGGAGGCTTCAGTCATGACAGTAGTTCAGTTTTGCGATTGGTGCGCATGCGTAGCGTGCAGCAAGGGAAGTTGTTGCGATCACGGTAAGTTTACGGAAGACGGGCGATTTGACCCGCGCCAGCCACACAGATTGGCAGTGCGGGTAATCAGTGGCGAGCAAAACGCAATTGGCGGCAATTTTATTGTTGAAGACGAGTTTGGCAATTTGTATCGCTGGACAATCAATGAGATGCAAGATATTCACTATCGCGGAGTGCCAGCAATGATGGCAAAGCGTGTGCAGAGCGGCGAAGAAAACATCTTTGACATCTACCCTGTAAAAACAGAATTGGTGCGGGCATTTCCCGATTCGCTGTGAACATCATTGACGGTCACTTGCCAACAATGATGACCCCGAAAGGGATTGACGCAATGATTGACCTTGGGGCAGATGAGCAGTTTCGCTACGAAAATACTTTTGCATACATTAGTGCGTATCGTATGTTTTTTGGTAGCAGCCCCAGCGTGCGCGACATTGCAGAAGCGATGCAGATAACTGTTTCTGCGGCGCAGCGCAGGGTGCTGGTGCTGATTAATCGTGGCTGGCTGGTCAAGACAGAGCGCAAAGCAAGGACGATCCGACCAGCGCCAGTCTCGTTTCACGGTGACCAACTAGAAATCATAGATTTGTACAGGCAGAAATGGGTTCGCTATATTTCTGGAACGGTAGAGACTTATGCCCCAGATCAAAGTTCTTGGTAAGCCTGAGCCGCAAGGCTCATCGCGTGCCTTCATCGTTAATGGCAAGCCGATTATTACGAGCGCCAATAAAAACCTTAAGCCTTGGAGGGCGCTGGTTGAGTGGGAGGCGCGGCATCAGTGGGGCGGTAAGCCGCCTATGGCTGGGGCAGTCGCAATTGTCATTGAGTTTTATTTGCACAAGCCAAAATCAGTCAAGCGAGAGAAGCCCACGGTGAAGCCCGATTTGGACAAAATGGTGCGGTCTGTACTTGATGCCTTGACAAGCGCCCATGTGTGGAACGACGATGCACAAGTGTTAACCGTAGTGGCTCATAAAATGTACGCGGACGAAGAACATCCAGAAGGTGCAACCATCTATTTGGGTGAGTTTTGATCTCCGCGCTGCTTGCGCTGTCCATCGCGACAGGCATTATTGTGCCGCCGCCCGACGCTCCGCCCCTTACGCAACACGGCATCCCGACGAGCGGCACGGCTACTTGGTATGGAAACACGCACCCACAAAGCAAAAAGTTCTGTTACGGTGGCTACAAGAATTCGTGCAATCCGTACAGCAAAGGGGAAAAAGTCATGTACGCGGCAGTGGGAAGTTTTGAATATTACGATGCGCCCTACTGGGTTGAGGTGTGCAGGGTTGGCACAACAAAATGCGTCACTGTGCTTGTGCGCGATTATTGCCACGGAGCATGGCGTGCGCTGAAAGCAAAGAAGTGGTCAGAAACCAGCCGACGGGCAATTGATTTAAGCCCTGCCGCTTTCATCCAGTTGGCTCCAATGGGCAAAGGCGTAATTGAAGTGACCATTAAAGAGATCAGGAAGACGCTTGGGCGATGACAGCACCCAACCACCACCAGACACAGTTTGGCGCGCTGCTCTCCGAAAGCATGCGGAAGCGGGGCATTACCAAGCGACGGCTAGAGCGCCAATTAAAAGTTACCCGCACCACGATTAATTTCTGGCTACTTGGGTCAGTCATGCCCAGCCCAGAAAATGCTTCGCTGCTCTCGCTGATGTGCGACGAGCCAAAACTTCTGTCCTTGACGGTAAGGGCGCGCACTAGAATGTGCCTCAATCCGTATTGCAGGAAGACTTTTGTCGCCAGCAATCTTCGCCGCTCGTACTGCTCCTACGATTGCGCCCGACTGTCGCGCAAAATCGGGAAAAAGAAAAAGCCAGACGCGCAGGTTAATTCCATGCAGGCAGCAATCACCGCGTTTTGCAGGGAGTGCGTAGACGATGGCGTGTGCAGAGTTCCAGCCTGTTCGCTCAGACCGTTTACCCCAATGATCAAGGGCGGACTAATTGTTGCGGAACGCCACAACACAGCGCAGAAAACCGACGAGGCGCGAGCCAGCGCATCCGCCAGAAGCAAGGCGTATTTTGCAATTCCAGCCAACAAAGAGAAACACGCACAACTCACAAGAGATGGGCTACACTCCCTATCAGCCGAACAGAAGGGGGCATCCAAGCCTTCCTGACGGCATTGTCTTTGCTTGTGGGCGTTCCTCCCCCACAGGCTTCACCCCCTCACGGTCGCCCCGTGGGGGGGATTTACTTTGCCGACCATCTTAGCAGTTTACGCACGACTTGACAAATGGATTGACATGCTTTATACTTATGTCAGACGCGGGAGAGGAAACCCGCCAATAGAGGAGGAAACCAGATGTTTAACTTCTGGAATCTGTGTCCAGTAGGCGGCAAGCGCCACGGATACCTAATCGTTACCCGCAACGAGGCGGGTGGGCTTCTCGCCCATTGCGAGAAGTGCTACAAGCCACGAAAGAAGAGGGCGCGAAACTGACCGCCCACTGTCAGGGAGGGGCGCACCCCCTCCCGCAGTTCTGGCTCTTGCACAACGGGGAGAACGGCTGCAAGCGATCCGTTAAGTTCACCCAGACGGTTAGCATTTATGGATACCCAGACTACTCAGATCAAAAACTGGCACTCTGCGCTATCCACAACAACCGACTCAAAAAGTTCCGCAAACTTATCCGACAACGGGCGCGGCAAGCGGCTAAGATCCGACTCATGCCAATTGCCCCCCGCTGCCAATGGAGACTGCTTCAAGCGCGCTGCACCCGCGCCGCTCGCGGGCGGCTTCGGTACGGCAAGCGGGTCTGCGACCAGCACCGACAGAGCATTTTCCTTGTCAAAGGCGACGCAACAACTTGGGTCGGCGGACATGTCGCCAGCGAGCATTTGGAATGGGTCGGTAAGGTTGTCAGAGGAATTTACAGGACGACAGGCTACCACCCGACCAGCATTAAGTTCCGTAAAGCAGACGGCGGGGTTTGCTGGGCAAAACGCCACATTTCAGTTCCAAGCAAGGGCGGGGCTGGGCGCAGGATTCTGCTCCACGAGATCGCCCACGGTCTGGCTTGGAATAGCAACCACGACAAGGATTTCTACAAGATCCTATTCAAACTGGGCAAACGGTGGCTAGACACAAGCGAGCAGATCGGGCTGATTGAGGATGAGATCCTGTACAAGCCCAACGGAGCCAAGGCTGCCGCCCGCCGAATGAGGATCAAGGTTCAGGAAGAGGATGTAACACTTCCCGAAAAATAAGTCTTGACACAGCCAACGCTGGGGTTTATAGTTGTAGCAGAGCAGGAGAGGAAACCTGCCCAGAGGAGGAAACAAGATGACGATGGAACAACTAGTTCAGGGATTGAACAAGTTGCACGCCCAGTGGATTCAAGGGCTGATCACCGACAGGGAATATGCAGTGTGCGCATATCGCTGGCTGATGACGGCAAAACTAAGCGACGAACCAACAATCAAAGGATAAGGGAGGAATCATGCAGACAAGCGAAGCACGAGAAATCGTCAAGACCCCAGAACTCACTGAGAACTGGAAGCAACTCACGGAAGCCGAAGCGGACATACTTATGGATCATGTCCAGAGTCAGCAAGATCGGCAGGAATGCTGCTTCCCATATGACTGCATGCACCACGAAGCGTGCGGCGAGGGATACCCCTGCGGCTCATGCAAGGCGGGCGCTGCTCGCTGGGCAGCAGTTAACAAGGTGCTGGAGAAGTTTCCGCAAGGCTATCAGTACGCCACGGCGCTGAACCGAATCGGCGAGCAGGAACTGATCGCTCACAAACTTCAGACCATTAAGGATCTTGAAGCAGTCGGTGACTACACTGCGGCAAGTCGGCTCTTCAATGGGGATGACGACGACTATTGACATCCGCAACGCTAGAGTTTAAGATGCAATCAATCGGTTGAGGAACCGTATAGAGGAGGAGCAAACATGGAAGAAGTAGGAACGGTAGATTCGCCAATCACGAAATGCGTGGGTTGCGAATCAGAGATTGACAATGACGGGGATGGGGGTCGCTGGTCAGACATCGCCAATGGCGAATTCTGCTGGCGCTGCTTTGAGTCCGACATTGAACACTCCAGCACGATCACCTATTTCCGCAATGGCGAGAAACCAGCGGCAGTAAAGGTGTCAGCCAATTGGATTCTGGATGGCGAGTATTACGAGGATCTCAAAAAGGAAGAGATCGCTGGGATTACCCGCAAGTGGATTCAGACTGATGGATGGCGCGGTCACGCAGTGACAACCCTTGGCGACGAGTGGTTTGAGGCTGCTGACGGTCTCTTCCTCTGGGGAGAGCAGACGCAAATCGTCAGCCTTGGCGGAGAGTTGCAGGAAATGCACAAGAATGAAACGCTCCCCTTTGAGGTGGCGCTTGTCGCAGATCCAACCAGCAATGTGTTTGCCGCAGGGTGCAGCATCTGGGTGCGAAAGTCAGACGAGGAAGTCTGGCACGCATTTTATGAGCAGTACGCAGGTACGGCTCCAGTAAAAACCCATCCGCTTGGCGGAATGGATGTAAAGATTAAGGAGGAAGCAAAGTGAAGATTTTGCAGGTACAACTAGAGCAAAAAGATATTGCCGACATTTTGCACTGCGCAATTGAAGGCGGAATCAATTACTGGGGCGAGTGCCAGAATTACAAGTGGACGGAGTGGTACGAGCCAGATCCAGAAAAGTCTTACGACACGCCGCACGGATCGTACAAGGCAGAAAAACTCAAAAAGTTGCCTGACGATTATGTGTATGTGCAGGTCAAGGAGGATGAAGATAACGGGGAGCCGACACGAGAGGTCAACGATTGGTTCTCAATCCGCAAGGCTGATATTGAGCGCGGGTTTGCGCTGGCATATGCCAAGCACCCGCACTTGTATCACGCACGCGACGGAGAGATTGACATGGACGCTACTGGCGGTGAAGTCATCATCCAGTACGCGATCTTTGGGGAGTTGATTTATGGCTGAGGAAAGAATGTTCTCAATCCCCTGCGACGCATGCGGCACAGACGGGGCGGAGACAATGCAGCAAAAGATCGGGCGGCTCTGCGAGCAGTGTTACAACGCATGGAATTGTGCGTGCCTTGACTGCAAGGCGCTGCTCTCGCCAGAGGCGCTGAAGCAGATTGACAGCCTAGTCACGGACTACGCCCACGCTGCCAGCCCCGAAGGATGGGTTTGACACGGGAAACGCTATCGTTTATACTCGCATTAGCGACTGGGAGAGGAAACCCAGCAGGATAAAGGAGGAAACATGACAACAGCAATTCAGGAGTGCAACGGGTGCAGCAATCCGTTTGACGCAACCAAGGGTGCGCTTTCCCGCTACGACAACACCAGCAAGGTGTGCAGCAGTTGCGGGCAAGACGAAGGCATGGCTCAGTTTGTGGCTCACAGTTACAACATTGATCCAAAGTCAATTCTGCTGGGCGCAGGCAAGATTGACTGGGAAATCCTTGCGGGCAACATTGTCTTCAAGCAGGAGGTGAAGTAATCATGGCGGAGCAGAAGTACAAAATTGTGCGAATGTTTTTTGAGGGGTATCCAGACAAAATCATCAAGCGCGGACTGACGCTAGAGGAGGCTCAGGCTTGGTGCAGAGACCCAGAAACTAGCAGCAGCACATGCAAAACCAAGAAGGCAAAAGCCATATTTGCAAAATACGGCGAATGGTTTGATGGATATGCGGAGGACAAGTGAATATGACAACTGAAATTGGAGCAACGACTGGCGGAATTGACATGGTAGATGCCATCATCCGCTACGAGACAGGAAATTTGCCGACAGAGGAGACGGTGCAGATGTTTGCCTACCTGATTAAGACAGGAACGGTTTGGAGGCTGCAAGGATCATACGGGCGAGCGGCTCGCCAGATGATCGTAGATGGAGTAATTAGCCGCGACGGAGAAATCAATTGGGAACGATTGGAGGAACTAAATGACTGAACAAATCAATAAGGTTGCAGTGATCAGCGATGTTCACGCAAATATTCAGGGGCTAGACGCGGTGTTGGAAGACATTGCTAAGTTCAATCCAGAGCAAATCTGGCACACAGGCGATCTTGTCGGCTACGGCGCACGACCAAATGAGGTCTGCGACATGCTGCAAAAGGTCAACGCTCGCGGAATCTTGGGCAACCACGATGAAGAGGCGCTGAACACTTGGGGCAGGGCGCTTAACTTTAGCGAGGACGCACGCGCTGCAATTTTGTGGACGAAAGACAACATTAATGAAAAGACGCGGGAGTTTTTGTACCGTTTGCGCCCAATGGCTCGCATGGCAATCGGCAGCGAGCATGCGCTTCTCGTTCACGGCAGCCCGCGAGCGCCAATGTGGGAGTACATGTCATCGCAAGTTGCGGGTGACGCATTCAAGGCGCTTGAAGAATTTGACGCAGACTTTGGTCTATACGGTCACACGCATCAAGCCGCAGAAATCTATCGCCGCGAATCTGTTATTGCTCCAATCCCAACGGAGGGCATGAGCGAAGACGACATTGCGGACAAGATTAGCCTTGGCTGGATGTATTCACCGTACACAACGGTCTCGCTCAAGCCAAATATGCTGGAAGTTCCAGCGGCAGGGGCGTGGATGAACGCAGGAAGCGCGGGGCAGCCACGGGATCACGACAAGCGAGCCGCATGGCTTTCGCTTCAAGCCAACCCAGACGGCATTGTTACACGCCAGATTCATCGTGTTGAGTACGACATTCTGGGGGCGCAGCAGGATATTGTGTCGGCAGGGCTGCCATCGTTCTTGGCGGAACGGCTGGAAATAGGGGGTTGACGGCAGGAACGCTAGGGTTTATGATTGTTGTGGAAGCGGGGGCTGTCTCCGCAAGAGGAGGAAAACCGATGGGTGTGTTCAAGGATCTGGCGATTCAGGAACTTAACAAAACCAGCGAGTTACCAATTTGCGAAAAGTGCGGAAAGCACAACAGCGGGGCATTCATCATCTGCCCAACTTGTGTCGGAAGCGCGCCAAAAGACCCGACGACGGGAACGACAGACTGGAACGCAGTCCTCAATCAAATCACAAACAAGGAGGAATCACAGTGAAGAATCTACAAAACAAAACGCGGGATGTTGAAAAGCCGTATGCAGTATTCAGGGCTGGTAACTGGGAGTGGCGCGTGCTAAAACGATACCAGAGCCGCGACGCAGAAAAGAAAAATGAGTACGCACGATGGATGTGCGCCGTAAAGTCGCCACACACCTACGGCTCGTGGGAATTTGGCGATGTTTATGTTGACCAGATCCCAATGGCAACGCGGGGCATGGCGATTGGCGGCGACGACGGAATTTATTGCCTACAAGTCATTGATGTTGCGGCAAAGATCAACGATCTCGTGCTTGACCCGAAGGCGTGGGGCTGACATGGGAGAGATCAGAGAGTTTATATCGGAAATTGCATCCGATTGGAAGCATAACAGGAGGGAATTTGTGGAGAGCGCGCTAGCGGTATTGTCAATTATTCTTGCAGCCTACTTGTGGATTTTGTTGGGATCAGTGGAGGGCGCACAGTGAGCAAGAAATATTACGCCGTTGTCATTAAGCCAGTGATGACCTTTTCAGAGGTTAGTTCCTTTGACTTTGAGCGCCACGAACTGAACGACGACGATCTTGATGCCCAGATTTGTGAGTTGCTTGCCGAAACCGACACGCGCTATCCCCGCGTGCTTAAGGCAGAAGCAATTGGCTCCATGGTGCTAGACGACGACAAAACTGGCTCGTTTTCTGTTGGCTTCTGGATTGATCAGGATGCGCCAGACCACGGCAAGATTGCGGCAGGCAAGAAAACCGCTTCGCACCTGAATTCCTTCGCAACCATCATTCGCAGGGCAGCCGTTGGCGTACAGCAAAATATCAACCCGATCACGGTCGCCCCAGTCGCTGGTCGCGTGGTAGTCATGGGCGTAGACGGCGCAGAAGACAATAATCCGTATGCGCTCTCCGAACGCCGCACCGACATTGCCATTGCTTCGCTGCTCTCACTGGTTGGCAGCCGCTATATCGGGGATGAAGAGTTTGACCAGATGTTCCTTGAGGCGTATATCTCGCCAACTTTTGAGGAGGATCTGGCAAACGGCATGATCACCAAGGGCGTATCGGAAGAGACTGCCACCAAAATCATGCGGACGCTCTCAAAGATCACAGAGTTACACAAAAAGAAAAGGGGCGAGGATGCTCCAACAGGCACAGGTGAGAAAGGACTAGTCAATTGAAAGACAGCAGCACTAAGGAATACACGCTCCGTCAGGCAGCAGAGTTGCTTGGCATCAGCCCAATCACGCTTCGGGTGCAACTGCACAAGGGGCGCATCAAGGGCAAGAAGCACGGGCGAGACTGGTTTGTGGATGGGCAGACGCTTGCCTTCTACCGCAAGGAAGTTCGCCAAAAATAAAAAACTGATTTGCGCTGCGCGGGCTGGTGTCTAGGTATTGTCAATGCTACAAACGCTTGTCTCCGTTGCGCATACGGGGTCATATTTGTAACAAAACTCAGGTTTAGGGTGTAGAGTGGTGATATGAGCGATGAGATCATTGTTCCTTCAGAAGCGGGGAGACCGACCAAGAAGACTGAACAGCGCGTAGAGGCTCTGTTGCAGTCGCTTCGTGCTGGGGCTTCACGCCAAAGATCTGCTGCATTGGCTGGAATTCATAGGGATACATTGAACGAGTGGATGAGGCTAGATCCCGCATTTTCCGACGCTATAGAAAAAGCAGAAGCGTTTGCGGAAATGAGGTTCCTGTCTAGGGTTGCCACAGCAGCAGAGAATGAGCGATCATGGCAGGCAGCCGCTTGGATTCTAGAGCGTAGATTCCCGAATGAGTGGCGCAAGCGTGAGGGCATTGAGTTCTCAGGCGTAGATGGCAAGGCTATTGAGGTGAAAACTGTTGGAGACCCAGAAGAAGAGCAGCGAAGACTCTCAGCCGCCCTTGGACTACTGGAGCAATTGGGTATCGTCGCTAGACCAGACAGCACGATCCTCTCTGTTGGAGATACTGAACCCGAAACTACCTGATTGTGTGCCGCACAAGCCAGAAGTGCCACAGGCGGTCTTTCTTAGCCTAGGCAACAGAGAGGCTCTGTACGGCGGGGCTGCTGGTGGTGGGAAATCCGACGCTTTGTTGATGGCTGCGCTTCAGCACATCCACATTCCGAACTACAGCGCCCTGCTGCTGCGCCGAACCTACAAAGACCTTTCGCTGCCAGATGCAGTCATGGATCGTGCTAGGCGTTGGCTTTCTAATGCAGAAGGCGTGCAATGGAACGGCGAGCGCAGAGAGTTTCGTTGGGCAAATGGCGCAACATTGGTCTTCGGTCACCTTGAGAACGAAAACGACAAATACCGCTATCAGGGTGCAGCGTTTCAATACATCGGCTTTGATGAGTTGACCCAGTTCAGCGAAACACAGTACATGTTCGTTACAAGCCGTTTGCGCAGACTTAAAAGTTTTGCTGCTACACCAAGAATGCGTGCCGCGTCAAATCCTGGGGGTCTTGGGCATGATTGGGTATACAATCGCTTCATTCCAAAGGTTGACGAGCGTACTGGCAAGTTGATTGTTCCACGCGATAAGACTGGCGAGGCTCGTTTGTTTGTTCCCGCCAAACTTACTGACAACCCACACCTAGATCAAGACGAATACATGCGCACACTGAACGAATTGGACGATGTGATGCGGGCGCAGTTGGTGGATGGTTCGTGGACAATCGTGCCAAGTGGCGACTTCTTCAACCCAGAATCCTTGACCAAGTATGTAGACGACCTTGATTGGGAGGAGTATCGCTGGGTACGGTACTGGGATCTGGCTGCTACAGAGGCAAAACTGGGCAAAGACCCCGACTACACAGCAGGGGCGCTTGTGGGCAGGAGCATGAAAACGGGTCTCACGGTGATTGCTGACATGCAGCGAGTACGGGAGCGCCCAGACAAGGTTGAGTCATTGATCGCCAAGTGCGCCGCAGAAGACCCGCGTGGCACAGCGATCCGCATGGAGCAGGAAGGCGGAGCATCAGGAGTAATGGCAATTGACCACTACGCACGCAAGGTTCTCTATGGGTACGATTTCAAGGGGGCTAGGGTGACAGGGGCTAAGGATGTGCGAGCGCGTGCTTTTGCAGCCCAAGCGAACAAGGGCAATGTCTACCTTGTGCGTGGTTTGTGGAATAGCCCCTTGGTTTCGGAGTGCTACTCTTTCCCAAAGGGCGCACATGACGACCAAGTAGACGCGATTTCTGGCGCAGTCAACGAATTGGCTCGCTTGTATGTGGCTGGTTCCGCTTCAGTTCCTTCCACAGTAGGCTCACACAGGGTAGGATCTACCCACGAGAATCAGAGACCGCGCCTATTGGCGCGTGGTTAGGAGAAAGATGGCAAGTTTCAGGCAGCGCGTAGGCAAGGCAATCAAGGTTCTGCGTGAGGGCGTATCTGAGCCGATCCTTGGACTCATTGACACAGACGACCACCTGTACCGACGACTAACTGGCGAAACACGAGACCTTAGCCCAGTTACTCAGGAACGCGCCCGCACGGTGGCACGCTACCTGCATCGTCAGAACCCACTTGCACGCCGATTGGTGGAAATGACAGCCGACTTCGTGGTGGGCGATGGGCTTACTTTCAATGCCGTGGACGAAGATGTGCAGGAGATCATTAACGAATTCTGGAACGATCCGACCATGAAGATGAATCTGCGACATCGCGACCTTGTGGTGGATCTTGCAGTCAATGGCGAACTCTTTTTGCGAGCCTACGACGAGAACGGCAAGGTCATGCTTGGCTACATTGACCCAGACCGCGTGCGTGGCGTGGTAAAAGACCCAGAGAACGCATTTGTTGACCAGACCATTGAACTCTTTAGCAAGCGCATGGCTGGTGGGGTTGAGGAGATCCCGATTATTCAGTCACGCGCAACAAAGGCTGGCTTAGAGTTTGAGGGTGAGGTTTTTGCTTACTTCATCAATCGCCCAGTGGGTGCAACTCGTGGCACGCCAGACTCATTGGCTCTTGCCGACTGGATTGACGGCTACGACCAAGTAATGTTTAACGCACTGGATCGCGCTTCGCTCATGAACTCATTCATTTGGGATGTAACATTGAAGAGCGCCGACGCTGACCAAGTGAGCGAATGGGCGAAAATGCACTCTTATGCACCAAAGGCTGGCACTGTGCGTGTCCACAATGACTACGAGACATGGCAAGCAGTATCCCCAGCCCTAGGCGCAGCCGAAACAGAGACAATCAGCCGCCTCATTAAGAATCTAATTCTT